AGACTCGATCTGACGCGCGACCTGGGCGACGCGCCGAACGAGGAAAGCATCAGCGACCTCGCCAGCGACATCCTCGTCGAGGGTGATAACGGTCTGATCTTCCGCCAGTCCAACCCTGCCGCGCCGACGCCGTGGGGCAAGTGGGAGTCGTACGTCTCCCAGGGAGGAGTCTCGGACGAGGCGACCGCCAAGTCCTTCATGCAGGCGACTCTCGCTTCCTCGGCGCGCGTCCGAGGACAATACACGCGCACCATCATCACAACCGGAGTGGATGATCTCCCACTGATCGACTACCGTCCCGGCGACTGGATCACCGCACCCACCGTCAACCACGGCGAGAAGACCCGCGTGCAGCAGGTCACCGTGAGCCTCGACTCCGAGGGGAAACTCTCGGCGAGCATCATCCTCAACGACATCCGCTACGACGCTTCCGTACGGCAGGCGAAGAAAATGGCGGGCATCACCGGCGGCGCGGAGTTGGCCGGCAGCGAGGGAGGGCGGCCCGCACCGGAGAATGATCACCGTACTCCGGCGGCCCCGCAGGGGCTCGTGGTGGACACGTCCGCGTACCTGGATTCCACGGGCTACGCGCGTGGCCTGGCGAGCCTTGCATGGGCGCAGGTGAGCCAGGCAACGGACAATACGGACATCGACATCGCCTCCTACCGTGTGGACTACCGCAAGAGCGTCGCGGGAGCACCCTGGATGGATGGCGGTTCGAGCGAGGCGTCGAAGACGTCCCTGGGCATCGGGAACCTGGAATGCGGGTTGACCTATGAGTTCCGGGTACGTGCCATCCCCACGTACAGCGACAGTCCCGGACTCTGGTCGTCGGTCGTGGTGGCTTTGATGGCGGCCGATGTGACGCCACCATCCGTGCCGTCCGCGCCGATCGCGTCGAGCGATCTGGCCGTGGTGAAACTGCATTGGGACGGTCTGACCGCATCAGGCGCGCATATGGAGCGTGATTTCGACCACCTCGACGTCGCGCAGGGTACCGGTGCGAACGATCTCAAGGTCATCAGCGCGAACGCGACGGGCACGGGCGACTACCTGGTCACCGGGCTCACGGTGGGGTCTAAGCCCGTGTTCGCGTTCCGCAGTGTTGACCATTCGGGCAACACGTCCGACTGGTCCGTGACGGCGCAGGTGACGGTCACGTCGGCCGTGCACCCCGAGGATTTGAAGGACCTCGACGATGATATAGCGGCGAACGCTTCGGCCATCACGGATGCGAACAAGCAGATCGCGCAGAACAAGAATGATCTGACGACCGCGAACGGGAAGCTGTCGACCGCGCAGTCCGATATCGCGAAAGCCAAGAGCGACATCACCCTGGCGCAGGGTGACATCTCGGCGAACGCGGCGGCGATCGTCACGGCGAACGGTAAACTGTCGACCGCGCAGGGCGACATCGCGCAGACGAAGAGCGATCTGGCCACGGCTAACGGCAAGCTCGCGACCGCGCAGAGCGACATCACCACGGCGAAGAGCGACATCGCGGCGAACGCTTCGGCCATCACGGATGCGAACAAGCAGATCGCGCAGAACAAGAGCAACCTCGACACGGCGAACGGGAAACTCGCGACCGCGCAGTCCGACATCGCGCAGACGAAGAGCGACATCACCACGAACGCTTCGGCGATCACGCAGGCCCGCACCGACATCACCAACGCGGACGGGAAAGCGCAAACGGCGCTCGACAAGGCCAACAGCGTGTCCTCGAGCGTCGACGGCCTGCACAACGTGTACCAGGGGCCCGACGACCCCACCACATTGTCCGGCGCGACGGTGAGGATCGGGGACACGTGGCGTAAAACGCAGGCGTGCTGGACCCGTTGGCAGGGCGATGAAGACAATTCCCCATCACTGCTCGCCGACTTCTACACCTACTGGCAAGGAGAACCGGACAACAGCCCGTCCGTGCTGGTGACCCTGGATTCGAGAATCGTGGACGTGGCCGTGTGGGACGGACTGCGATGGAACGCGATCGACCTGATCGCCCGCAACATACTGGCCACCGGCACCATCACGGGCGACCTGATAGCGGCGAACACGATCCGTGGGAACAGCGTTATCGCCGGAAGCATCAGCACGGACCGTCTGGCCGCATTGTCGATCACGACGCCTTTGCTGGCGGCCCTCGCGGTGACGGTCGACAAGTTGGCCGCGAACAGTGTTTCGACGGATAAACTCACGGCCAACTCGGTGACCGGCGCGAAGATCGCCGCGCTGAGCATCGACGCGAGCAAGATCGTAGCCAACTCGATCACGGGCGACCGGATGACGGTCGACGCCATCACGTCGCGGGAGATCAAGGCCGGGTCGGTGACCGCCGACCAATTGGCCGCGAATTCGGTGACGTCGGCGGCGATCAAGGCCCTGTCGATCACGGCGGATGATCTCGCCGCGAACGCGGTCACGGTCGACAAGCTGGCCGCCAATTCGGTCGACGCGAGCAAGATCGTGTCGGGCAGTATCACGGCGGACCTGCTGGCCGCGAACTCGGTGACGAGCGCGAAGATCGTCGCCGGAGCGGTCACGGCCGATAATCTGGCGGCCAATTCGGTGGTGGCGGGCAAGATCGCCGCGGACGCCGTGTCGGCGGCGACCATCGTGGCGGGCGCGGTGACGGTCGACAAGCTCGCGGCGAATTCCGTCGACGCGAGCAAGATCGTGGCTGCGTCCATCACGGGCGACCGGCTGCTCGCGAACACGGTCACCGCGCGGGAGATCAAGGCGGGGTCGGTGACCGCTGACCAATTGGCCGCGAACTCGGTGACGTCGGCGGCGATCAAGGCCCTGTCGGTCACGGCGGATGATCTCGCCGCGAACTCGGTGACGGTCGACAAGCTGGCCGCCAACTCGGTCAACGCGTCGAAGATCATATCGGGCAGTATCACGGCGGACCTGCTGGCCGCGAACTCGGTGACGAGCGCGAAGATCGTCGCCGGAGCGGTGACGGTCGACAAGCTGGCCGCCAATTCGGTGGTGGCGGGCAAGATCGCCGCGGACGCCGTGTCGGCGGCGACCATCGTGGCGGGCGCGGTGACGGTCGACAAGCTGGCCGCCAACTCGGTAAACGCGGGCAAGATCGTCGCCGCTAGCATCACTGGCGACCGACTGGCCGCGAACACGATCACCGCACGGGAGATCCGCAGCCAGTCGATCACTAGTGACCTCGTGGCGGCAGGGCAGTTCAAGGGCTATGTGTTCACGGGCGCGGTGTTCCAAAGCTCAGAATCGGCGAACACCGGCATCAAAATCAACTCGACCGCACTCCAGATGTGGGACAGCGCACACAACCAGACCGTCTACCTTGACGGTGAGGGGAAGAACAATGTCCTGACGGGCAGCTTCCAAACGGCCACAACCGGCGACAGAATCATGATTAGTACTCAAGCAACTGCGACAATAATCGGCGGCTCTACCTCACTTTCCGGCCAGTCAATCGTTTTCAAAAACAATGATTTTGCAACATCACCGGCAATCTCCGGGTACTTCACTAACAGCGACGTGGGAGACGCGCCAGACATCACACTGTACTCCGGGTATAAGGCTGCCCATGATCCGGCTGCAGTGTTCTACCTGCAATCATTACCGCGCAGTCAAGGGGCTACCGGAAGCGGAATCACATCCAGAGCGCTAATAACCGCCAACACCGACTACTCGGAACCGGACTCAACGAAAAAGAGCTTTGCCACCCTTGAACTCAAGGGAATCGGCGGGAGCGGCGCTTATGCAAGTCTGGAGGCACATGCATATAGTGGGAATAAATCTGAGGCATGGGTCACAGCATCACGCAACGACGGTGTCTCATCTGTAGGAATCTGCGCTGACGCTTTCACGCAAAGAATCTACATTGGCGGGAAACTGGGTGGACTTACCAATCAGCAAACATTCCAAGCTGACAATTGGAAAATCATCTCTGGACACATGGGAGCAGGCAGCACATTTGGCCCCGTAACCGTAGCTCTCTCGCCAGCGAAATACGGCGTCTATCATGCCGTCGCCAACGCAGACGTCGGTTGGGGAAGCATCTTCATTCACGTGCACAACACCGGCAGCGCCAGCCAATATCAGGTCATTGGATACAACGCCGGGGGTGCTGCTTTCGATGGCGATATTTGGGTAGACGCAATCGCATGGCTCACCTGACACAAGGAGAAAAACGAATGGAAACAGTCTTCGAGGACGGGAATCTCATCATACGTCCCACCAAACCGGATGAGCCGGGCGGCGTGATCATGCCCGTGGATGCGCTCGCGGCATGGAGCCAGCTGCTTGGCACTTCAAGCATGGCCGAAACCATCAAGGCCGTGCTGAAAAGTCAAGACCCCGGCATCATCGACAAGC